TGTCGGAGTTGTCTTAGTCGATAGCTTTGCCGGGAACAAAATGGTGCTCTTGAAGCGATGAAGGGCTGGCGCGATGGCTGGGTCATTTGCCCATTTATCAATATCACTTTGCGCTTCCTTCATGTCGCGATACGTGAGTTTCTTGTTGGCTACCATCTTCAAAAGATCGGTTGGGGTAGGGAGGTCCGCGCCTTCTAGCCCGAGACGTATCCTCGTAAGTGTTTGCTCGCTAGTCGCCTGCTCCATCTGCATCGCATATAGATGAGCAGACCTACCGCGATCCGTTGCCTCGTTTACCTGCCGTTTGCGCTCTATCTCAAGTGAGCTTATGCCACGAGGAGACAGACCCTCTTTTTCGCCAAGAGAAGTTACCTGAGATTCAGACATCTTCATCACGTTGGGAACGTACTTAGAAAGAATCTTTTGATCCTTGTCGCTCTGTTCTTTTTCCCACTCCGCTCTTTGGCGCGTGACCTCCTGCTGCAACTTCTCTCCCATTACGCGATCAGGTTTTCCGTCAGGAGTAACAGCCCCTATACTCTTGAGAAAGTCTCCGTCGTCAACGGCGTTCTCTCGCGCTTCGTAATCGCCCTTCCCGTTGTTTGTATATGGGAACTTTTCAAAAGCGTCGTGCATATTGTTGAGGACACCCCTCAAGTCCTGCGCTCCGGCCATCTCTGTGAGTTCGTGGTCCTCATGTTCCGCTGCCGTTAGAGTTGTGTTTCTTTCGGCGAGGTTCATGCCGTCTACCAGAGGACCGTTCCCGCTTTTGAGTTGGGCGATTACCGCTTGCCTGTCAGCCGGTTTAGGACTGTTCGCCAGCGCCCCAATCGTGTCCATCTTGGAATCCTTGAGCCATTTATCGAAATGAGCGTCGGCCTGGTCCTGGGTCATGGTTCCATGCTTGACTGAGGATGCAAGCAAAATCCTTTCATCGTTTTCAGCCATGGTCGTATCGCCGCCAGCGGCAGCGGCAAGCACGTAATCCCCGCTGTACTTCGTGCCCAACATATCGTTCGCGGCCAAATCATTTTCCGTGATGACTTTCGCTTGCCTCACGGTTGCCAAATCTTGTATGCCTATGCTTTTATGCGCGCCGTAAAACTGCAACGCTCTGGACACTTTTGGATTTTTCTGTGAATTTACAGCCTCTTGCGCTTTCTCTTCAAAGCCCCGCTGAATGTCTTGCATCTGCTCTGGGGTAGTGGCCTTACCCATCGCGGCGTGTGCATCAGCTTCGAGCTTGTCTATTCCCACTTCCCCCATCTTTACATCTACTGTCTCCTGCGCCTCCTGCAATTTCTGGGCAACATGAAATCCATAGTCCGCCACGCTGCCCATTTGCTCCGCAGCGTTCGCCATTGCCGCTCCTGGTTCACCGGCGATACGGGGGTTCATCTCCGGTGGAGGAGTCAGTGTAGGAGCTACTGCTTGAGGGATTTCTGGCAATTTACCATCCTCCCGATCCTGTTGGAGCCATAGACTGCGGCACTGTTGGAACCGTTCCGTAAGAAGACGAATTCATACTCATTGAGGCCATCATCCCCGCCTGTGACAATCCAGCGATAGCCGTGCTGATTCCGCCTATTGTGCCTGACCACGCCGCTACCTTGCCGTAATACTTTTGCAGCTCCGCCTCTTCCGTTCCGGCCTGAGATTCGCTTTCCTGCTCAACTCCACTCTGCGCGGCGGTGTGCGCCATCATCAGCAGAGGAGACCCGGAAGCAATGTCTACTCCTGCCCTTGCGTAAGCTGTTGCCTGTTTTCCGATGAGGTTGGAATACTTCGCCTCAGAGGTCTGCATTTTCTGCTGCATCTGGTCAAGAGAGATTTGCGAGTTGTAATCGTAAGCGCCCTCCTTCTCCTGGCCTTGCTCATACTGCCCGAAGCCAGACAATAACCCACTGAGTCCTTTTTCTCCGGCGAAGAGCATCATCAACGCATTGGGGTCCATCTAGCCCTCCTCGGCCACGGAAAGCCGTGGGGTGACACTGCGCAGCGTGAACGGAAACGGGTCACTATGCACAATATGAATTGTACCTTCATCGGTCCATTCCGCGTCCAGATCGTTGATTACGTTGCCGGTAAACAGCATTGCCGGACTTCCGGGCGGGAGCGGGTTCGGAGTTCCCTGTGTGTAGTCGATTTTGTAGAGATGGTTTGCATCCGTGCCCACCATGCCGCCGACTGATTCAAACATCGAAAGGTTGACGCGAGGGAATTTCTGCCTCTTGCTTTTCGAGGTATTCTTCAAATCTCCGAGGACTGGATTCATGGGTTCAATCGTGCTTGTGTACGGAAGACCGATGGTGATCTGGTTGGCGTAGGAGCCGAAAACAACTGTGTCCGCCGTCACAATTCCGGTGAAGATGACCGCCTCATCCCCAACCGCAGTGACGTTCTGGCCCATCAGATAGCTCATCCCGGTAACCTGATTCGTCACTTGCTCAACTGTTCCGCCGCCTGTGTAGGCTCCCCATGCGGTTGAGTCGCTGCCTTGAAGCTGGAAGGTATCGCCGCTCACGTTGGCCACGGTCCATGCCTGCAAGGGATTCGTGTTCACCTGAGTCATGCCCAGCACGCCCGCAATGGCTACCGTCTGCCCATTCACGAGCGTATGACCTGGCGCTGTCACGACGGCGGGGTTGGCGTTCGTGATCCCGGTGATAGTGAACGGCCCGACTCCCTGCCACTGGAGGCCGCAATTCACAAAGAAAGCATTGGATAACTGACTAAACAATTCCTGCGGCATGAAGTATTCCACGTATCGCTGCGTCACGCCGTTGATGGTCCGATTGACAACCACCACAATCTGATCTTCTTGATTCTGCCCGGAGATAACGGCAACAGACTCAATCAATCCGGATCCCATGTTTACTCGGAACCATGCGTACACCTGATCTTGCGTGTTGAAGACGAGTCCGATCAACTGACCATCGTTCCGCACGGCCCAGTAGATCGGGTACGGCTCCATCTGAAACGCCGTCTGCGCAATTCCTGACATTGCCGCCGAGGTGCCGATGGTGATGTTACGGTTGAGCCGGGTAAGGTCGGTATTGTCCCAAGCGTCCGTCACGAAGTTGTAGGCCATAAAGGTCACAATCCGCGAAGAGCGCGAAACAAAGATAGCCGAGCCGTTCACCACTTGCGGCTGCAACGCGCTTACCCCCTGAGAACTTTGTTGAGACGCGGTTACATCGGTCTGACTTAGGGATGAATTATTAGACCCAGCCACTACCCATACGCCGCCTGACGTGCCGATAACCAAAGCATTCGGAGTCCCCACCATGTTGAGAAGCTGGTTCACCTGATTCGAGACGAGGGTATACTGGACGGCGTAATCGTCTGCATTCGGATCACAGATGAAATCAGGGTAGTCGTCCTCAACAGAACCGTTCAGTTGCGTCGGATTGTTATCACTGCCGCCAACCATTAGCCGTTCCTGATACAAAGCGCCGCAAGCGGGATAGTCTCCTGTCGCCGCGAACATCGCAACCACCTGCACAGCGAACCCGCCGCCCGTGTACTGCTGATAGCTGGAGGAGTCAATGTTCGCCCCGGTGCTAGGGTCTTGAGGGGTAAAACTCCATCCAATCCCGGTTACGCTCGTAGTAGTTCCCGAAGAGTCTGTTACGGAAACGGTCACTGACCCATAAGTCATTCCTGAGACAAGAAATTCTCCCTGATTCAAACTTACCAAACCAGAACACTCGTTGATATAAATTCTGCTTCCGTCCTGAAATGGTTGCGAGGCTGGATTTGAAGCCAGCACAATTACGCAAGGATTCGCCTGCGAAATCAAAGTGATGTTCTGACCAAGCGCGGAGTACCCCGTCTTCACCACGTCCAGCGTTCCACGATACGCCGGTTCCCCCGGTTGCTGGCCGGGGAGAGCGAGACTGTAAACCCATGAATTCGCGCTTAGGCGTTGAATCATTCCCGGCGGATAGTTGGGGTGGAATACCCACAACACGTCTGCGCTTTGTGTGCTGCAATCGAGTGCGAATAGATCAGCTTCGGTATAAGGGACTACTAACTCTATCGGCGTCCATGTGGAGCTATTCGCAGGTTCCCAATACGTCGTGTTCCAAGATATGATACCGCCGCTGTCGATGAGTGGGAATTCATCGTTCTGGTTAGCAGCTACACACTCGCCATTCCAATTCGAATTACTGCAAAAGAATTGTGTGGCACCTGTGGGAGAAGGTACAGGCGCGGGGACGGGCGGAGGCGGAGGCGGAGGCGGAGGATCGGGCGGAATTGGACGACTCATGGAGCCTCCATAAATGTTGTCCACGGCGCGGCATAATAAACCGAGTCTGGTGTCACCGTCCAAGCCGAAAGGTCTACGAAGTTAGCTCCAGATGCGTTCAACGAAACTAACGCCCGAATCGCAGCCTGAATCAGAGTCGCAGCATTTTTGGCGGCAGTCGTCATTGCCAATGCGATATTGAAGCCCTGATTTGGCGTACTGCCGGTTTTGGTCACACTCAATGCGTCGGAAGTGTTGACGGTGATAGTAATTGGAACCGTATTGGCGTTGGTTGTTCCGTGGGGAGCAGAGATGTAAAGAGTGCCTGCTGGCGTCCCCCCGTACGAAGTAATAAATGCGGTCGGGCCGATTGATACGAGATTTCCAGCAGTATACGCTGTTACTGGATTGTAGGCGGCCATAGAAGGGGGTTGCAAAGCTATTCCTAAATACCAATACCCCTGAGCCGCACCCTCCCACACGCGCACCATCCCGTCGGAGAATTCCAAGACAGCACCTTGGTCTGTCGAGAACTGAAACGGGACCAGACGAGCCTTGTTGGTAGTGCCATTCTTTGTAGCTCCGGCGAAGTACGTCCCCGGCATCTTCTTCGCGCCGCCCTCAACCAGAGGAACCGCGTTCTCCAAAGTACGACAAGCGGAGGAAAATTTAGCCAAGTCCGAGCGGCTTTCACATAAACCGCTGATCTCGCCCGTGTTGAAAGAATTTATGAGGACGTTCGGCATCAGTAGCGCCTCCCGAAACAGCGCCCCGCTTGCACCCATGACTGCGAACCGGCCTCATCCTGAAGGTAGTCACACTCCTGCTGGGCCGCCGCTGAGTTGAGCGTGGTGAAGTACATCTGCATCATGCTCTTGGCTTTGCTCTCATCCTCTGTGATTGCCAGCGCCAGTTCTCCAGCAAGCCGATACGCAAGGCAGTTCACGAAGCCGGGAAGCAACTGCGTAAAGTCTGTGATGAGCCGGATGTAGTTGATGATGATGGGTCGGACGTTTGTGTAAGTATCGCAGTGCGGATAGTTGGTCAAGAGGTTGTTGGTGTACGAAACCCCATCTGCGCTCAGAACCGCCTCGATGACATACGGCACAGCTTCATGCGGGTGTACAGGAATATCGCGGTGACGAAACCAACCATACCCATCTCCGCCCCATCCCCACTCGGCTGCATCGGCAATGCGGCGCTCTTCCGGTATCTCGCGTGGCCTAACCAGCCTCAGATAATCCGCCGGAAGAGGGTAGGCAAACTTGTACCCTCCCACAGGAGCTTGCGCGTTCTGCTGCAAGGCTACTCGCGTCTTGGCAAACTTCCATTCTCGCTCCGAAAGCACCTCCTGAAACACCATGTCAAAGCAAACACTAGCCTTGATAGCATTGGGAGTTTGTTCAGTCAGAGAGCCGATGGTTCCTCGCGCACCGATACGCTGGAGAGCTAAGTTTACTACGCCCACTTGCGAAAAGTTCAAGGCTCCCCCTTAAAGAAAAAGAGGGACGAGGCATTGCCCCGCCCCCCGGTGAATGGTGAACTGTTCTAAGCAGCCGCCAATTCCAACTTAGCCTTCTTCGCGGCGCGTCCCTTTGCGAGTGCTACCTCGAGTTGAGCCTTGCGTTCAGCAGTCATCGGCACCTTGCGCTTGTCAGTGGTGACAGGCTTGGCCTCGACAATCTCCTTGATGGTTGCCGTAGCCACAACAGGCACGTCTCCCGGCTTTGGAGCGCGTCCCTCATGACCAGGGTACTGGAAAAGCCAGTCGCCTCTAATTGTCTTCAAGGTAGCTAGTTGGCTATCCGTGTCGATCTCATAGAGGCCGTCAGGCAACGGCCCAGCATTGGGATTGTACGCTTTGCTGGCTTGACTATCCCAAGCAAACGCAAGGCACTTCGCATGAACAAGCATTATTGCTCCCCTCCACACTTCGGTCCCCACCATGAATAGATGGAACCGACATAGCCGTTGTTGGCCGGTGTGTTGACCGCATTCCAGCGAAGGAACTCAAGAACAGAGTTGCCCGGAACCGGAATCCAGTAGTGCGCCCCCTGGACTTGCAACTGCGCGATGGTCAAAGAACGGGTGGCTATAATCGTTGTAGCCCCTGTCGCTGCCCCGGTTTCGACATTGAACGCGATGCTGGTGAGTGAGTTCCCGTAAACCGGCCCGGAAACGACGATATGCACGCCGAACGGGATTCCACCGTCGCCCACAACTTCGGGCGGGTAGGAGTATCCCTTCTCGGTCAAAGACGGGAATGCGGAAATGAACGGGGAAGCCGTTCCAGGGTTCGGCGCACCGAAGTCAATCTCGCAATTGCTCTGCTGTGAGGTTGCCCCAACGACCAGAAGATCGCCCAAGAGCGCCGGGGTAGCATTGATGGTTGCGCTGGCTGACAGTTGCGGGTAACTGACAGTGTAGGTTCCAACACCGTTCGCGGCGGTGATTGCGGTAATGCCCGACACGATGGTAGGACCAAGCGTGGTAGCGATGTTAGGTCCCGTAAGAGAGTCCCCTACCAGAAGTTCGCCCCCGGCTGGACCTGCGGTAATAGTCAAGACTCCAGAGGTGGCGATAGAGCCAGTAAACCCCGTCTTGGCCGTGGTGGTAATCGGCCCGAAAGCCGACGTTCCAGTTCCGTGGAAATACTGCATTGCATCTGAAAGCATGATGATCTCCTTCTAGCGACATCGGCTAGCTGATGATGGTTTCTGAGTTGGAAATCTTTTCGGCCATAACAACCTGGATTCCCTGGAAGCGCGTAATTCTCCGCGATCCCCAGATGTCGCCGGTTTCCGCGTTTTGCGTGTAGTAGCCATTGGTTTTCTGCGATATTGCGCGAATGTTCATCTCGTTCAGAACGGCGCGACTGCACAGAATCACCGTGCCGGGGGCGTTACCAGCGGAAGGCAAATTGCCGAGTGCTTGGACGAGCAGGTTCTCATCGAAACCACCCGCCTGCAACGGAACTGGGTTCACATTGGCGATGCGCTGGGCGCAGCGTTCGTCAACAATCTGAATCCCCAAGCTCCATTTGCACTGGGTTACATACGCCATCAGCGCCTTGGATTGTCCGAGAACGCCACTCAGCCCGGTAGCCATAGTCCACGGAATTTTTCCAATAGTGTTGATTTCCAGACCCGCAGGACTACCAGCGGGATAGATTGCCTGAACCTTGTCTTTGCCGAGTTCAAGCACCCAGATGCTGGTTGCGTTTCCGGATGTCAGCCCGCCATTGTAAGCATTCGCCGGCCAGCTTCCATCTCCGTTGGGCACCGATTCAAGGTTATTGATTCGCGTTGCCAGTCCCCTGATTCCGCCCACATCGGTAGCCGGATTGCCGTAAAACAACGTGGTTTCGATTTTCTGCTTGAAGCCCTCGACCTTGTTGCTGATCTGGTCCGACATATATGCCGAGGGATTGGGTTGAAGATCAGCAAAAGCTGAGTCCTCAACACTCCAGTTTTCCCACATGGCAATATCGTCGGTGATGTTGGTGTTCTTGGACGAAGTGACATTCGCGGCTTCGTTGAACCGGCGCGTTGAAGGAACGTCCAAGTAATCGGTGCGCCGTGCGACGTTGAAAAGCATATTGTTTGCCGGGACGAAAGGCAAGAACTCAAGCAATGGGCAAGCGCGGGCTAGCACCTTTGCGGGCTGAACAAACTGCGCACGAGCGTCTGAGGACGAGTAGCTGTTTACTACGTCCGTAAGTGTCGTGTAACCGAGTTGAGACTGGTCTGCCATGGCGATAATCTCCCTTTAGAGAGACCTAAATCCTTGCTTTCGGAAGATTGAATTTACTCAAATCGTACCCGGCTTTAGACGCTTCCGCCCTCTGCCCTGTTCCGCGCAAAGATGAATCCTCTCCGGTTTTTGCAGCCACGTTCAACAGGAAGCGCATCATCGTAGTTCGGTTGGCGCTGCTTTCAGTTGCAAACGCCTTATCGAATTCGACTTCTGTTTTTCCCCATTCCTTCCATAGCCGCGACACGAGCACTACACTCGCGTCATATTTGTCGCCCAACTCGGTTTTCAGCGTTTCAGCCGCCTTGGTATTCTCTTCGAGAATCTTGGCGTTGTGCGCTTCCACCATTGAGGTCAACTGAGCATTCAACTTACCTTGAAGAGCTTGAGCGGTTTTCTTGGGAATACCCTCAGAAAACAAGGTGTCCTCCCAATACTTGTTCCACTCAGGCGCATTCTTCTTCTCAGGGTCTAGCTCATAACCTTCCGGCTTATCGGGCCGTCCGAGTGAGGTATAGAACTTATCGCGCTCTTCCTGCGTCGCGTTCTCGCCCAGTTTGGGGATCGAGTTCGCCAGCTTTCCCTCGTACTCTGTGACCTTCTTCGCTGTTTCCAGATGGGCTTTTGCAAAGTCTCCCACCGTCTTGTGCGACTTGAAAGCCTCATTGTCTCTGAGGTCTGCTGGCAAACCCGCCAACCATCCCGGCGATTGCGGCTGCTGGTTGCCCGGTAATACAGTCTCACTTCCCGCTACGGGTTGATCGACAACTACGTCCATTTGCTGCTCCTTAAAAAAGTACGGGCCAAAAAAATGACGGCTACAGGAGATATGGCTCCATATAGCCGTCATGGTCTTGCTTGCGTCCGAGGTAGGTTGGCCGACTTCCCCCAGAACCCGAATTGTGAAAAACAAAACTCTTTACGTCAACCCCGCCAAATACATCCCGCCGTTGGTTCCCGTATGCACTACCGTTCCCATCTTGCCGTAGGTGACAACAGCCGTGTTAGTCGTGTTGCCATTCACTTCGCAAGTGACGGTGACGGAGGCTCCGCCAAGGTTTTGGACGTACTGCGACATCCCCGGCTGGCAGGTGGGGAACACAAGAACCACATTCCCGGTTGGAGTCAGTGTAATAAGAGATGCCCCGGCCTGTTGAGTGGTGAGAGTGATAGTGCTTGCGCCCATCCCGCCGAGGTCGAGTTCACCGTAGGTGTCTACTGTCGGTTGTGTTTGCGTGGACTTGGCGACAAAACCGCCACGTTCCGTAGGAATCCGAAGAGCATCCGCCCCCGGCCAGTTCACTCCGCCATACGTTGGACTTGGATTTGCCATCTCAGTTTTCTCCAATCATCAGTAAAGCATCAACTTCGCTCATCATACCACTCATCCGGGCAATTGCAATACCCACATTGTACTCGATTCGCTCAACTTCGTTGTTCAACGGAACCCCGAAGTGATTTGAAACGAGTATATCACCAAGCACCCAACGGCCCTCAGTTGAGCTAAACACGCTCTGATAATACTGTCGCCTCTTCTTTTCGGCAAGCTGTCTAGCGTCTTCTTCTGGCGTATAGTCGATCATTCTCCCGGCTCCTTACCGCCGCCCATCATCGTTTTTAGGGGGCTATCCGGTTCCGCCGCTTTGCCGGCCAGTGCAGCGGCCTTGGCAATCTTGGGCGCATTATCAATCTGCTGCTGCTTCTCCTGCTGTTTCTGGGCCATCTGGCGTATCTCTGCAATGGCTTTCGGGTCACGTAGGCACGTCGCTGGACCACCTACAGCATCCCACGCCTCGCGTACCATCTCGTCTGTATCGAGAGCGTGCATGGCGAGGGGATCGAACTGTGTGATCGACGTAATCAGCGCCACGCCAGATTGAATCGCCCGGACCTTCGTTACCCTGGTCTGTGCCTGAGACAAGAGGCCCAAGTATTGCACCTTGATTGGCTCATGCTCGGAATCTTGAAGAATTTGCGGCGGTTCAGGTATGCGCCCCGCCCGCGCCTCGATGTCGTACACCCGCGCAATCATGGGGTTGAATCCTTCTGATTGCAGGTTTCCGACGATGGTTCCAAGTAGCGCCGCCTTTTCAGTCATCAGTTCATTGATTTGCGCCGTCACCATGCGCTCAGTTGCGCCGCCCTGCGCCAGTTGCGTAAGCAGGGTGAACACATCCGTGTGGAAGTGTTGGTTGATAATCTGCGCGACTTTTCCCTGATACTCCGTATTGAAGGGAAGATTTTGAACGCCGGTCGTTAGAGGTTGCGGCATGATCTGGCGAATGTCGCCACGGTTGGTTGGGATGAATGTAAAACCATTCGGGCCGCGCTGAATCTTCCCACGCTGGTCCTCATACGCCACCATCGGCGGTTCAGCCGCTTTTTGGGCAGTAATCAGATTGGTTCTTCCCATCTGATTGTCTAACCCTATAGCGACCCAAGCATCGTGCCCCGGTGAGCGACCGTAGGTTTCGTCTGAATTCTTCCTCCACCTCCAACTCAGAATCGGTATGGAGTCGTAGCCGCCCTCGGATAGCATCGAAATGTTCTGATCTCCATCCGCTCCGAGTATCTTTCCGCCTTTGCGATACACCCAATCGGATGCCCATTTCTTTCCTTTCGCATCCATGCGTCCAGAGTTATAATCCTTGCGGGGATAGACCGCGTGGAGGACTTCGCGCTCTGCGTGCATATTGCTCTCGTAGTCATGCTCAAAGTTCGCGTCTGCCCTCTTCATAGCTTCCATGCCGAACTGTTGAACGAACTGCCGAAGCGTCATTTTATAGACGCGATAGTTCGTATCGACCTGCCCGAATCGGTTTTCTGCGATGAAGCACTCCCGGAAATGGGGGACGGTGAAGATAATGGTTGCCGTCGAAACATCCTCTTCGATCAGCAAGTGAGCCGTGCCGGGAGCGGACCCGTCACCGATGAATTCTGGCACCACGTCATAGAAGTTACTGCGGTTGAACGCTGAATACATCACGTCTTGGCAGTCCTGAAGCCACCGCTGGACTTCCGGGTAGGAATCGACTTTCTTTCCGGTCCATGCTCTCATCCGGCTTGTGCGCGAGAAGTTTAGTTTGCCGGGAAGTTCCAATCCAAACCACGGCTGGTTCCTTGAACAGAGATACCCCACCATTCCCTTGACCAGAGTGTTGTGGGCAAGCATGGCGGAGTCAGCGAAAATCTCTAATCCAGTAGGCTGGCCGGGCCACAAATCCTTGTCTTGGACACCACGCCGACCGTGATTGACGTACATGATGATGTTGTCCACCATCCATTCCCATGGAAGTCTTTCTTCTGCAAGGACTTGTAGATATTTTTGGGCATCCTTCGCTCGGTCGTCGGCGGAGCGGTCGTTGAGTCGGGAAGGGGCATACCCCCCGGAGTCCATGTAAGGCGCGGCTAGACCGACAGAAGCCATTATCCCCCCAGAGTTGCTTTCCCTACTGTAGCATTACCGCTGGTCATCGGGCTTTGCAGCATCGTGCTTGCCATTCCCCGGCGCTGCGTCAATGCCTGCGCCTGCGCCAGAGCCGATGCCTGGGAAGCCTGCGCCGTTTGCTCATTGGTCTGCGCCTGGGTAGGAGCAGTGGGCGCGGAAGGCTTGCTGACAGCCTCGTAGACACCCTCGCCAATAGCCGCGGCGGCTGTAACGCTTGCGCCGATAATCAATGCCGTGGTAGCCGAGATGCTTCCAGCCATCGTTACTCCCCCGTAACCACTATCGTATCACCACTTCCATCCCGACGTGACATCAACTGGTCAGACTCGGCGAAAACCTCATCCTCAACTTCTTCAACTGTTCCAAGAGAGGTCGGATAAATCATCGTCATCTCAACCGGCCCGTGGGTCCAAAAGAACTGCTTACGCCCCGCGCATCCGGGAATGACGTTGTAGCCGGTGAGTTCAACCCTCTGGTCGCCGATCAGCACTGAGCAGTCACCATGAACGATTAGAACGGTTGCCAGCTTGATAAGCGAACCCATCATCTTTGTCCCCGATTGGAGCCGGATGGTTCTCGCATACATTCCGCCGTGAAAGAGATGCTCGGTAGCAAGTTCGATCTGGGGGCAAGAGAGGATGATTTTGTTGATTTCGTCCAGTTGAGCGAGAACGGCTGGCGAAGCAGGAACCATGGCAATCGGTAAAGGTGCCGTCAATGCACTCATAGCCACCTCGTGAACATGGTGTGGCTTTCCTTGCAACCGGGGCGGCGGGATAGAACCACCTCCAAAGGACTGCCCACCCTGGCGGTGTACAACAAGGCTACGCATCCCTCTTTGAGCGCTAACACCTCGACAGCAGACAGCAACGCATCCCCTATGCCGTATTTCCTGTGAGACGGCAATGCGAATAGGCTTTCAATCGTCGCCATTCGCTTCCCGTTGTGCGGCATAACTCCTGTGATTACAGAGGCAAAGCCTACGAGCATATCCTCTAAGTACGCTCCGAAACAGTGAAGCGCTCCTGAGTTCTCCAGCGCCGCGTACATCTGGCGCTGCGGGTCGTAGTCGGGCATTACGCAGTCTTTCGAGTAGGCGTGCAATAGTTCTGCCGAGTTGGGCGCGTCGAGAATTTCCGAGTAGCTGACTGGCTTTATCTCAAGCATTGGCGCTCCGTAACCCGTATGAGAGCGGGTTGTAATCCGTTTCGTTGCGTGCCGCCAGAAATTGTGCGATCAAATCGTTCTTCTCGTTTGGCGGTTGGTAAACCGGCTGCTCCAGGCAAAGATACCTGACTGTATCGCAAAAATCTTTGTACTGCTCCTCCGGTTTATCCGTTCCAGTTTTCCACTGATAGTTGAATAAATCCTGAGTCGGACCCCGTTCACCACGGCAACCCTCTTCAGCAAACATCAGCGCCGGTATTTCCTTGCTCTTCACGGTGGAGTAGTGGTTTTGCAGGTATTCTTTCACTCGCTTGTGACCCAGAGCAATGTCTCCGGCTTCGGAGTGTGAGAGCCGGATGCGCCCG